CCCATATTTTTTTGGAAGTATGTAGATTTCGGTCTTACGTTAGAGTACTACGGCATTGTTTATCTTTGTACTTTATGTATTAAAGAATTAATGATGGTTCTTCAAAAAAATATGGGGTTGGTACAAACTATTATTGAGAAGCATAGGGATCTGTTTAATTTTGAATTCGTAGCTCCGGTGATAACTTCCCCTATCCCTGTGGCTAATCCAATAGATGATATTAAAAAAATTCAGGAAGTTGCCCGTAACATTGAAGATAAGATTAAGCAGGTAATAGATGTCTATCAACCTAGTGCTAATCCTGCTAACAGCGATAATCTTGATCCTGTTGGGAACGATCCTAGTTCTAACTTACCAACTGATGAACCAGTATCAAAAGAAAAATCCAACAATACAGTTGTTATTAGAACAAAACAGAGAACTCTTAAACAGGATACAGGCTCCGGACGCGAGAACATTCCAGGCTTTACAGGCTTCAAATCTTCCGATACCTGATGAAATAAAATATGTACCAAAAGATGATGAAAGTGAAGCTGCTCAGTTAAGAGGATTGGCTGGTTCTGGAGATGTTCTCTACAACGAAGACGAAGAAATTAGAGGTCATGCCCTCGAAACCTTCGGTGCTTCAATCGACTGGCCTGTTCACGGAAGACAAGAGAGCAGCTGAAAAATTTAGAGATAAATTAGCTGCTGATGCTTTAGAGAAATTTACTAGGATGCAAAGTGATCGTTGGCGACAGGAACGTCAATGGTACTTAAATCTTGCATTCTATTTTGGACAACATTATGTGAAATTTCGTAGTGTTAGTCCAAGTAATTTTGATTTATATGTTCCTCCTGCACCTTATTACAAGGTACGTCCTACTATTAATCACGTACGTAAAGTTATCCGTCGTGAAATAGCTCGACTTACAGCGCAGAAACCTAATGCATATGTAATGCCTGCTAGTACTGATGATAGGGATATCTTTGCAGCTCAAGCAGGAGAACAAATATGGGACTCCCTGTGGCGAAAACATAAATTTAATAGAGTGCTACGTCAAGCTGTTTTTTGGCAAGCTGTATGTGGAAATGGGTTTGTTAAACAGTACTGGGATTGGACAAAAAAAGATAATTTAAATGAAGAAGATGGAGATATCTGCATGATGGCAGTTACTCCATTTCATGTGTACGTACCAGATTTAAAAGAAGAAAACATAGAAGAACAACCTTATGTAATGCATGCTCAGGTACGACCAAAAGAGTGGATTAGAAATTATTTAGGTGTAGAACCTGATGATCGTAGAATGAGTGAAGTAGATACGACACTTCTAAATATAATGGGTATTAATCAGCTTAATAAAAAAGATTTAGGTATTGTTCTTGAAGTTTGGATGAAACCTGGAATTATTCCCAATTTGCCAGAAGGAGCTATTTTTACTATAGCAGCAACTCAGATAGTTCAAGGATTTGAAGGATGGCCATACTCTCATAATCAGTATCCTCTTTCTAAATTAGATGCTATACCTACTGGTAAGTTCTATAATGATTCCATTTTAACTGATTTAATTCCTTTACAACGAGAATTAAACCGTACTCGTGGGCAAATTACTGAAGCTAAAAATAGAATGGCTAAGCCACAGTTATCGGCAGAAGAAGGATCTATTAGAGCTGCTTCTATCACTAGTGAACCTGGTCAAATTATTTTCTACAAAATGGGATACCAGCGCCCAGAGCCTATTCCAATGCAGAATCTTCCATCTTATGTAGGCGAAGAAGTTAATAGAATCTATACAGATATCGCTGATTTATCAGGACAGCATGAAGTAAGTCAGGGTACTACTCCCCCAGGACTTACAGCAGCTACAGCTATCTCATTCTTAGAAGAACAAGATGAGTCAATGATTTCTGTACATTTTGATTCTTTAGAAGAAGCCATAGAGAAAACGGCATTTCAGTGTTTGACGTATGTTAAAGATTATTGGGATGAAGAACGAACTATTAAAATTGTAGGTGTGGATAGATCTTTTGATGTTCAGACTTTTAAAGGCTCTGATCTTAGAGATAATACTGATATTCGTGTTGAGGCTGGTTCTGCATTACCTACTAGCAGGGCAGCTAAACAAGCATTTATTATGGATCTTATGAAAATGGGCTTCATTCCCCCGCAAGAGGGTCTAGAAATTATGGAAATTGGTGGACTTAATAGAATTTATGAACGTATTCAGGTAGATGTGCGACAGGCACAACGTGAAAATCTTAAGATGGCTGTAACAACAGAACAGGATCTTTTAGCCTTTAATGAAGCATGGTTACAGGAGCAACAGTCTGTTACTAGATCAACAGATGATAATCAACCTTTACAGCCACCCTTAATTATTCCTGTTAATACTTGGGATAATCATCAGGTACATATTGAAATTCATAATCGTTATCGTAAGTCTCAGTCTTTTACAAATGCAACTAGAGTTACAAGAATTTTATTCGAAGAACATGTCAAAATGCATATGGAAGCAATGGCAGGAATGTTACCTAATCCTACTGCTACTCCCCCGCCAGAACAAGGAGAAATGCCTCCCTCAGAAGAAATGCAAGAATTTCCTAATGGTCAGAATCCAGGACCAGCGCCCATGCCGGAAGGTGTTTAAACATGAGTCAAAAAATGGTTTCTCCGGTAGCAACGGTTGGTTATGTAGATACTGCACGTTCTACTGGTCCGACAGCAGATTTAGGTCATGCTGGATTAGCACATGCTTTACTATCTATTACTGAAATGGATAGAGTTTTAATGGCTTCACCTATTTCATTTACTCAAGCATATGTAGATGGATTGGGTGTAAATGACAAACAATATCTTATTAGAACCTTTTTAGATGAGGGCACTATTGCTACAACTCATCTTTTGCCTGTACATACTACTGCTGCTGCCGATCCTGTAGCTCAGGTTCATCCTTATGGAACTATTTGGAGAAATACTGTAACTGGTGATATCTGGCAAACTGCTGGTGACGGTACTTGGATTAAGAAGATTGATTTATAATGCCTGGTCCTGCCAGAGATTATAGTTCTTTATTTACACAAGAATCTGATGAAGAAACTGATGAAGATAAGAAAAAGAAGAAAAAATATAGTAAGGACATGTTAAAACGTCGTCTATCGAGAGGTAACGGTTATGCTTAGCCAGGACTCGGTTAACCGAGAACAGCTAAATGATGAGAAATACAATGCTTACTGTGCAGGGCTTTATGAGGGTGAAGGTACAGTAGGATTTTGTATGTCTTGGAGGAGATGGAGAAAGAACGGTAAAGTTTACGAGTATCACACACCCGAGATAAAGTTTAGCATTGAGATGTGTGACATCTATCCATTGGAATTATTTCAAGATCATATGGATACAGGAACAATTAGCAAAAGAAATAGAAGAAATCCAAATCATAAAAATATTTATGTATATCGAGTCTATGGTTATAAAAATATTAAAGAAGTTATGGAGAAAATATATGATTGGTTATCTCCACGACGTCAAGTTCAGTATGATGAATCTATTAAATTATATTTAGAAGCTAGAGAAGAAAGAGGTTTTAATAATGACTGAACCCAATCCGGCTGATGCAGGTATCCCTCTTGTCGAAAATGGAAATCCAGCTTGGAATCCTTATTTACAGTATGTTCCTGCGGAAAAGCGTCAGGAAGTAGTTCCGCTACTTCAGGAATGGGATAAACGCTATAATAAACTTAATGAAGAGTATGCGCCTTGGCAAGAATTTTCTAAGGCTGGTGTAACTCCCGAGCATGTAAATACTGCTGTTGGTGTATATTCTGTTCTTGAAAATCAGCCTCAGGTAGTTTATGAATCCTTAGGCCAATTTTTAGGTATTACGCCTAAGGAGGCGAAAGAAGCTGTGGAGGAATTAGAAGAAGATGCACCAGGAACAGTTGAGTCCATTGAAAATGATCCTCGTTTTCAGACTTTAAAACAACAGGTAGATACTTTAGCTCAAATTACTTTAGCCCAAAGACAACAAGATCAGCAATCTCAATTAGAAAAGCAGCAAGAACAAGAATTAGATGCTGAACTTACTAAGTTAAAGAAAGAGAAAGGTGATTTTCCTGAGGAAGAAATTATTATGCGTATGCTTCATATGGATATGAGTCCAGAGGAAGCATTTAATCATTATGAAGGTTTAGTTTCTGAGGCACGTAAGCGTCGTCCTGCACCGTTCTTATTGGGTACTGGTGCAGGAACTATTCCTAAACCATCGGTTGATGTTAAAAGTCTTGACAGTGCGGGTAGGAAAGAGTTAATGACCCAAATGTTAAGGCATGCAATCCAAGAAAGGTAGTTTACATGACTACAACTATGACGACTGTAGATAATATCCTTAAAGAGGTTCTTGAGCCTGGATTAAAGGAACAGCTGCAGTCAGATACTGTTACTATTAAAAGAATCGAGCGTTCCTCCGAAGGTGTTACTAATCAGGTTGGTGGTAAATACGTTCGATTTCCTATCCGTGTAAAGCGGAATCAAGGTATTGGTGCTAGAAATGAAAATGAGGCCCTGCCTGTTGCTCAGACTCAAGGTTACGAATCTGCGGAACTTCAATTAAAGTACCTCTATGGTGCTATTGAATTAACTGGTCAAGCTTTTGAGCTAGCAGAGAGTGATCCTCAGACTTTTGTTAGTGCTCTTGACCAAGAAACTGACGGTATGCGTGAAGGACTTGCTAAAGATGTTAACAGGCAAGTTTATGGGTTAAATCGTGGAGTTTTAACTACTGCTACAGCCGCAGGAACCACCACTACTATGGTTACTGATAATGCTCAGTATCTCGAAATTGGTATGATGGTTGATGTATACGACAATACTGATACCGATGGTTCTAATGTTTTAAACACTGCTAATGTTGAAATTACTGCCATTGCTGAAGACACTCCTACTGATGATCTGTATACTATTACTTTTGGTTCTGCTGTAGTTGCTACTGCTACTGGTGACTTTATTACTCGCACCGGTTCGCGTGGTAAAGAAAAAACTGGTCTACAGCAGATTCTTAATACTTCTGGTGATTTTGATGCTCTTTATAACATAACGCATGATATCTGGACTGCAAATATTGACGATACTTCTAGTGCAATTTCTGAAGGCCGTATGATTAATATGGTTGACAGGATTCGTCGGCGTGGTGGGAAAACTACAGTTATCTTTATGACTTTAGGTGTACGTCGTGCTTACTTTAATCTTTTAGTACAGCAACGTCGTTATAATGATACTCAAGAATTTACTGGTGGATTCCGTGGTTTGGCGTTTACGACTGATACTGGTGATATCCCTGTTATTTCTGATTTTGACTGCCCTCCTGGTACCACATGGTTCTTAAATGAGAAAGAAATTAAACTTTATCAGGCAGGTGATTGGTCATTTATTAACCGTGACGGTAGTAACTGGCAGAGGAAAGTTACTTCTGCGGGTACCTTCGATGTCTTTACTGCTCATCTTCATAAGTACTGTGAATTAGGTACTCACCGTCGTAATTCCCATGGCGTATTAGAAAATGTAACTGAAGCGAGTCTGTAATGGCTAGTGCCTTCGCTCCGAGCTTTAAAGAGCTATTGCTTGGTGGAGGTATTAGCCTAACTGCAGATACCATTGGAGTAGCTCTATTAGATAATACTTATGTTTTTAGCTCTGTTCATGATTTTAGAAATGATTTGACAGGTGTAGTTGCCCTTAGCAGTTCATTAGCTAGTAAAACTATTACCTCTGGAGTTTTTGATGCTGCTGATGGATTAGCTTCTTCTGTAACAGGAAATGCTATAGTTGCAGTTTGGTTGTTTAAATCAACAGGTGTAGCATCAACTGATCCTTTGATTGTATTTATTGATGGGCTTAGCTTAACTCCAAATGGAAATAATATTAACATTATTTGGAATGCTAGTGGAATTTTTGCACTATGAATGTTCGAGAGTTTGCTGCTGGAGATCATATTCAGTTTGGGGTAGGTACTAATGGATTAAGTCAACTTTTGTTTGGAGCTTTTACAGTATTGATAATTTGTAAAAGAATTAGTGGACATACGCAACAAGGTGCACTTTTAGATTTTGCTAATGGATTAAGTGGTTCCAGGGGATTTTTTAGATATCAAGATAATACAACAGGGAATCAGTTAAATTATTTACGTGGACAATTTGATAGTGCTGGAGATGGACCGGCTTTTACGACTAGTGACGGCTGGTGCGCTATAGCTTTTAGAAAATCTGATGGAACTGCCACTACTACATATTCTAAAGGTGTAAAAGGAGTTTCTTCTACTACTTGGACACATCAAACTACTGTTGGTGATGTAGATGATGATAGTACTACATGTGATAGACTTCAAACTAGATTTATGGAAGATAACGATTGGGCAGCTAATTTTAGAGTAGCAGCTTATGCTATTTGGACTTCTAATCTTGCTGATGGTACTTTGGAGAGTTTAGATTCTTCATATCCGGATATTATAGCTGCTGGACCTATTTGGGCTATAAAATTCGATCAAGCATCTACAGCTACAGCTGTTACTGATGATATTGCAGATGCAGATCAATCAGCTTTAGTTGGTTCTACAGTAGTTACAACTGATGATCCACCTAACTGGATTTATGAAGCGGTTGCCGGGGAACAGGATCTTAATGTAGGATTTCATCAACAAGTTAATCAGATATTTGCACCTACTATTCAAAATCAAGCTAATTTAAATCTTAGTGTAGGGTTTAAAGCCAGTAGTAGTCAGATTTTTTTATCGACCATAACGAATCAAGCTAACTCTAATTTACTGGTAGCTTTTAAATCGTCTTCCGCAACAATTTTTCAGCCAACTATCAATAATGAGGGGGATGAATTGTTTGAGCCCATCCTATTAGGTAACGGTTCTTTAGCCGATCGTATATTGGCCGGGCTCATCGATCAGGGATTTTTATCTGGGAGCCTGGCTGATAGAGAATATCTACGATTACTTAATAAATTAGGATTAGCTTACACAGGAGCACAAACTTTAGCAGATTTATATGAATTAGCGGCAGAAGATAATAGGATTGCAGGGTTGGAATTATTTGGAGCGGCATTACCATGACACTACATGTACCAGCTAGTGATGGTAGATGGGTATCGGAAGAGTTTGCCAGACTAGCTGAAATGATTCAAGATTATGATCGATTTCTTGAACTAAGATGGATTCCTCCGGAACAACGGCTATCTTTAGAAGATAAATCAAAACCTTATGTCATTTGGGATACTCGTATTGATAGTAAAGTAATGTTTGCATCAGAGTTAGACCCTCCTGTGGCTATTCTTGCTAAATTATTTGATATTGATAATAAAAATGGTGATGTATTAAAACGTTTAGATGCTTATAATAATGCTGTAAAAGCTATTGAATTAAAGAAAGAACTAGAAAGACGTGAAGAAGCTATGGAATTATCTACTTTTGTTATTAAAAATCAGAAGAGTCGTTGGAGGCATAACGGTAATTTCTATGATGATGAATTCAGAAATTTAGGAACAGGAAAGAAGGTGATTTAAATTAATGTGCAAGATGTTATAACTAGAGTTAAACGTCAGTTCGGGGATGAGAGTGGCGTTCAAATTACTGATGATGACATTATGCGTTATATAAATGATGCCCAGCATGAAATTGTTGCGCATAACGAATCTGTATTAGAGGCTACTGATACTCAAGACCTTGTTGCTGGTACTAATAATTATGCCTTTCCAGTTGATCTAATGGTGTTACGTTCAATTCGCTTTAAATTTTCGGATATGTTAAGTTATGAAGTTTTAAAAGGTTATTCACTACAAGAATTTGATTCTATGATTAGAGATTGGGATGGTACACATCATGGAGAAGGAACACCTTATATTTATACTGTATATGATAATACAATTTATATATTCCCTACACCAAACACGGATTCGACAGATGGTTTAAAAATTCTGTATTCACAGAATCCTACTGAAGTTACACTTATTACTGATGAACTTTCTTTGCCTCTTATTTATCATAATGCTATTTGTAAATATTGTATGAGAGAAGCAAATGTTTTAGATGAGGATTACGAAGCTAGTGCTATGCATGATGTAAGATTTCAAGAAGATGTCCGTAGACTAAGTAATAGAGAGCAACAAAAAGGAAATGAATTTTATCCTGTTATTACTGTTTTACCAGAAGATGCGTGGTAGTTGTGCCATCACAAATACTTCGCTTGGGACCGTTCACAGGAGGATTAAATAAAGCCGCTGACCCTGTTGTTATTGGTGATGAGGAATTAATAGAGTGTTTGAATCTTGAATTAGACATTGATGGATCATTAACAGCAAGACCTGCTATTCAGGTAGTAGAAGAAGGTTCTGCAGATGTAAGATTTCTTATTTTTGGTTCTGTAACTTTTAGTGGAGTTATTTATCTTTTTGCTACAAGAAATGGCGGAACCTATGTAAGTCCTGATTTGGGTGTTAACTGGACTCAAGCTTTTGGTGGGTCACCTCGCGAATGTAAAAGTATGGCCGTATATGGAGATACTGTATGGTTACCTGCTACACCAGGAAGTGCTAATGGTGGAATTTCTTGGACACCTGCTGGTGGTTTTGTAGGACAACCTACTATACCTCGTGGTGAAGCATGCGTAGTACATAAAAATAGATTGTATATTTGTCCTGGAGATACAGCTACTTCTAATGCTTCAAGACTTTCATTCTCTCAAGCGGCAGATTTTACAATCTGGCCTGTGTCGAATTTTATTGATGTTCAACAAGGAGATGGAGATACTCTTAATAATATAATTACATATCAAAATAACTTACTTCTATTTAAGAGTGAATCTACATATGTACTTGCTTATGATTTAGACCCTGTTGATGCTGTATTACAGCCAGTGAATCCGGTAATTGGTTCTCCTGGTAGTTTTGGAGTAGCTCAATATGAAAATGCTGTATACTGTATGTATTACAATAAGGTATATGAAATTATTAACTTTAATTTTAGTTTAATTAATCTTAAGGTTCCTTTTGAATTTGATGATTCTTTACCTACAGGTACTACTGCAAGATATGAAGATCAACATATATCTATCTTTGGTGATAGATTAATAGCAAGATATTATAATAAAACTTATTCTTTTAATTTAAGAACTCGAACATGGTCCGAATGGCGAAAGACAGATGATTCTTCTACTATAGAATGGCATATTTTTGGTCCTCTTATTCGTGCTAATGAACAAGAAGGTACGGGAGTTGACGACTTTTACACTAGTTATTCTTTTGATGTTTCTTCTGGTGGTTATAAAATTATTAAAATACATGATGGTAAAACAGTTGCAGATTTAGAAGGTTTAGGTTCTCATACGATGCAGTGTATTGCTACTACTAAAGACTATGATTTTGCTGATCCTGTACGTTATAAGAGAATATTTTGGTGGGGAGCTGATATATTAAGTGGAAATGAAATAATTGCTGACATTGAACCTATCACTTTAACTTTTGCGCCTACATGGGATGATATCGGTGACCTAGCATTTGAAGATTTAAACACTTGGGGATCACCTTTAGAGGAAATACAAGCTACACAAACTACAGTAGCTGCTGATGGAATTTTTAATACTAACAAATTAGTTAAGTTTTTAAAGAGTCTTCGTTTTCGGAAAGCTAATTTTTCTGTACAAATAGAAACTGACGGTTCTTCTACAGAACCAGCAAAGATTTTTAGTTATATTGTAGTCGTTAGTACTAAACAACTAGTCAGTACTCAAGTGAGCTGATTATGATTAATAAACAGTTCTTACCTTATGCGGTTGGTAACAAAATTTATGGAGGTGGTCGCTCATTTCCTAATATAGGACCATCTGATAAGGCTGGTTACAGGGAAAGAGATTTAAAGCATAAGGCTAGAAGAAATGTAATGCTAAGAAGGCTAAAGGCAGGTAAAGATAAGAAATACATGTCGGCAGATTGGCTAAGGGAGTTTTAACATGGTATGGCTACCTGATGGTATGGCTGCGCCTAAACCTAATAGGTCAAGTTCAAGGCCAAAACCTAAATCAAAACCTGCTCCAAGACCTAGTTCACGTTCAGCACCTAGTAGAAGTTATTCTCCACCGTCATCAGCTCCTTCTATGCCTTATTCTTCTGGACCAGTACAGAGTGTTACTCCACCAAAACCACGTCCCCCGGATATTAAATCTTATTTAGCTGGAGATCAAACATACCAACAATCAGTAAGAGGTTCTAGTAGGACACTTAAAGATTTTCTCAGTGAGCTTAATCGTAGACGAGGAGAATCTAAAACTACATTTGGTCAAACTAAAGGAGCTATGGAGACTGACCGTGTACGTCAATTAGAACAAATGCGTGATGAATTTGCTTCTAGAGGTTTAATTCATTCAGGATTATATGGTGCAGAACAAGGCCGTTTTCAGGATGAATTTGCTAAGCAGATGCAAGCCTTAGAACAACAGCAGACTTCATTTTTGGCTGACTTATTATCTCAGGATAAAAACTTTAGACGAGAACAGCAATTAGCTTTAGAATTAGCTAGACAAGAAGCTTTAAGTAGAAGAGCCGAACGCTATCAATTAGGGCTGTAGCATGAGTGTGTATGATGATTTAAAAAGAATGTTAGACGAAATGCATCGTAAGGGGGCTCCTGTACAAAAAGGTATTGCTAAAGCTGGTAGTATAGGATTAGAAGCTGCACGCTTTACGCCTTGGGGTCCTTTATTAAATATTAATACAACTAAACCCACTATGGTTAGAAAAGATTTAACACAACGCGGTAATGCTTGGAGAAATATTGCTGATACTTTTAAAGGTATGCAACAAGCAGCTTCTTATAGAGATCCTATGGTTGAGATGTTTAATAATTTATTAGAACAGCTACAGCAGCCAGTTGGTGTAAATGAAGCTGATTTAATGGCTCAAATTAGAGCACAATTTGATCCTATTTATAATGAGCGTGCACGTTTAGCTGAAACTAGAACAGAACGCGGACGTGGTGAAGTTGAAGCAATGTATGGTGCATTAGCTAAAGATTATGAAAGATTAGCACCTGAGCAAGCTGAATCAGCAGAAGAATATCAAGGCGATATTGAAGATTTATATGGACAACTACGTAGTAATATTGAAGGACATTATGCACGTGTTGGTGAAGAACAAGCAGATATGATGAAACAACTTGGAATTGAAGCTGCTGCACCAGATGTAATGGGTCCTCAAAATGAATCACAAGTGGAAGCTTTAACTGCTGCTTCTGAATTAGAGGCTATTAACTCTCAGCGTGCTTTAGATATTGGTAATATCGATGAGACTTATTACCGTGAAGGTGCACCTTTAGCTAACTTAACTGGTAGTAATATCTCCTCTGATATGTTATTTGATCTTAATCGTTATTTAGAACAATTAGAGGCTGAGAAATCTTCCGGCATTCAGCAGTCATTCAATCAGTTATTTGGACAAGCACAATCTCAAGCTGCTCAAACAAATCAGCAAAATACTCAAATGCTTTGGCAGATTTTACAGAGTCAGATGCAGGGTCAAGAACAACAACCAATGGATGCTAATAGTTTCTTATCAAGTTTGCCGCCACAGGTTGGTGCAGAAGTTACTCAAGCATTTACAGCATTACAAAGAAGTCCTGAAGCTGTTTTTGGTAAAGTAGAAGATCCTCGTCATCCAACTCCAGGTACTTTTGTCCCTACTACTCCACAATGGTATATGCAGCAAGTAGATAAAATGGCCCAGAGCGGTCAGATTTCAGAATCAACTCGTCAGGCTCTATTAATGTATCTTCAGCTACTTGGTGGGTAGTATGGCGAATCGAGATATTCAAAAAATGTTAGCTGAGATGGTTCGGTTAACAGCCGCACAGGGTCCATTACCTTCTCCTGCTCAGAATGAAACTATCGCTCAGGCTATCCTTTCTTCTGTTCCTATTCAGCAGCCTTATATGTCTGATGCTGTAACCCGTGAAGATGTTCGTGGACCTTCTCCAGTAATGAGGGTGCTAGACATCCTGTCGCGTCCATTATATGGAACAATGAATTATACTAAGAATATTGTAGAAAGAAATAAAGGTAAGAGTCGTGAAGAGCTTCTTGGAGAAATTCCTAAACAATTATTATTAGGTCCTTTAACACAACCTGGTGGGCCACAAGCAATTGGTGCAGGATTAGCAGGTAAGGAAAAAACTACTACAGCAGACTGGATGGATGCTATAAAATATACTCGTCCTAGTCCTGCTAAAGCTATTGCTAGTTTTGCTGGAGATGTTGCTTTTGATCCTACTACTTGGACAGGTTATGGATTAGTTCCTAAACTAGGTCAAGGAGCTAAAAAGAGTTTAGAGGCTTTAGGATTAGTAGAAAAAGGAGCAGAAAAAGCTTCTCAAGAGATTGTAGAAGAAATTTCTATAAGAGCAGCACAGCAAGCTAATAAAATACCTAATATTACTCAATTATCGCCTAATATGCCCACTCCACGACCCTCCATCCCAGCGAGGGGCCAATTCCAGGACCCACCCAGGACATTCCAGGCTGGATCTCGTCCTGCCCTACTGTCACTACCCCCAGGTCCTAACAGGCCGTCTACCGTAGAGGCTGCATTAGATGCAAACGCCATTTCTTTTATTAAGCAAGGTTTACAGCGTGGATTGACTTTAGATCAGGCTGCAATACGTCCTTTAACTACTTTAGAGCATGATGTTTTAGAAAGAGGTATTGCTGTAGGTAAAAGTTCTAGAGCTTTAGAAAAAGAGTTATCGACAGCTTCTGGAATTTCTCCTCAAAAGGCTTTTACACCTTCTGTTGCTAGAGAATTAACACCAGAACTTCAAGCTCAAATTGATGAATTAGAGTCACAACGACAGGGCTTTTTAGGACGTATTGAAGACTTGGAGATGCAGACTTCCGGCACTCCTAGTCAAGAAGTTTTAAGTGCAGAATTAAGAAGATTAGAAACTGAATTACAAGAGATTCAGCCACAGCTCCAAACTCTTAAACAACAAGCATCTACAGCTAAAAGCCCGAATGAAAAAGCTAGATTAGCTGCTGAATTTGGAAGACTTAACAGCCGACGTGAACAGTTATTACAACAAACATCTGCTCTTACTGAAGAAGGATTAGAAGCTAGTACAATTGGGCCCGCTGGTACTACTCGTACAATTATTAATCAGGAAATAAACTCCTTAGAAGGTCAGGCACGTGAATTAGGACGTCAGATTGAACAGATTAGGAGGCAGCCTACTCAGGCAGAATTTAAAAGCGGTGAGACAATTGCCACACCTGTAGCTAAGCCTTCTTCTGTTGCTGAAATTATTCAAGATGCTATTGGCGAAGGAATTAACTGGCAAAAATTAGCACAGAAACAAACATTAAATTTACCTGAAAATGCTGACAGACTCACCATTGTCAAAGCGCTACAGGCAATGAAAGCTTCTAGCAAGAGTCCTGTTCAGCGCAATATGATCGATCAGCAGATTAGAAAGATTCAAGAAGGAATTCGTCCAGCAGATTTACTTAGTCAGGTAAGAACTAAACCTCCGGAATTTCCTCAGATTACCTTACGGGAAGAAGTTGTTAACGATGTCCAATGGATTGCCGAAAACTTCCTTAAGTCCAATAGAGCTAAAAATATCAACCATATCGGACAGTCCAAACTGTATGATAGAATTGTCAATTGGGTCAACAAAAATATCCGCAAAGATAGACGATCTAATGTCATCTATCAAGCATTACGGATCGCTGAAAATACAATTCTTGGACAAGGTCGACACTTAGTAGATGCTGAAGGAATTTCGGTTAGGTTATCAGACATTGCAAATATGGCTGGTGGAGCGCGATCGTTAACTCCGAGACTTGTAGATGATTTTAGGAAAGCACGGCCTAGTCAAAAGATTGAAGACTTAAAAGCTTCAACAGCCCCCGCTGTAGCTTCAGAAATTTTAGATCCTATTATTCAAACTGCTGGTAAAATTGCTGCTGGAACTAGAGAATTGCCTCCAAGCAGAACAGTTCAACTAGGAAATGATTTAGTTAAAGAGTTAATGAAATTATCAGAAGCTGCTGGTGCAAGTTCACGTGAAGCTGGTGCAGCTAAAAAATTTATGGATGATTTCTTTAATCCAAATAAAGATGAGCTTTATACTGTTGTTATGCAGCAAGCAAGAAGTTTAATGCGTCAATCAATGGATGGTGTGGTTAATGCAAAGATGCTTCATAAAATTAATGATAAAGTTTATGACTCATTAGGTGGTAACCCTAAAGTATTAGGCAAACAACCTACGCAGAATAAAGTAGTAGAAGCGATTATGAGTCGTTTTGCTACTTGGTGGAATGCTAAGGATTTACGGCCATTTGCTAAAGAATATATTGATACAGCTAGGAATGTTGCGGCTGCTTTTGAACAAGCTTTAACACCATTAGTACGATCAACAACTCCTACTCAGCGTGTTAATGCATGGAGAGCAGCACAAGGACGTGTTACAGCAGGAAGTCAAGAAGAGCTTGCATTATCTAATAAGTTTAAATACTTAGTTGAAAACTTAGTAGGAACACATGGATTAAATAATGCAGAATCTGTCCTAGTTCGTTCTGGCACATTAATGAAAGAAATTAATAAAGAATTACCCGATGAGCTTAGATTTATTAATAAAACAGGTTCTGATGAATTAGGACGTGCTTTTGATTACTCTGATGGTAATTGGATGCATTCCTGGAAAGAATGGGATGTTAAAGAACCAGCAGAAGCTTTATACAGGCTAACTAGAGCTTTACAGCTTGTGACTCGTAAAAATGCAATGCTGGATGATGCCGCTGCACGATGGGGAATGCCAGTTAAAGGTGCTGAATTTATTCATCAAGTAGATATTCCTCGGCTACAGGGTTTCTATTTTCCTAAACAAATTGCAGACCAACTTAACGCTACTTGGAAACGATTCGATCAAGATGTCTTTAATCCAGGACCGCCGTTTTTACAGTTAGTCGATAAAGTTCAAAGGATGTGGAAAACTGGAGTTACTATCTACTCCCCCAGCCATCACATTCGTAACTTGAACGGGGATATTTTCTTAAATGCTCTTGACGGTGTTGTTTCTCCAGTTCCTTATTACGCTGCTACAAAAGTACTTCATTCTTTTAGAAGTCGTTATCGTGATATTGAAAGTGTTTTTAATATCATGGATCCTAGACTTAGGGACGCTGCTTTAAAAGCTAGACCAGGACAAGTTGTTGTTACTACTAGAGCTGGTCATAAATTAACTGCTGAGCAAGTTTATCAGGCAGCAGAAAGTCAAGGATTTTTATTACGTGCACCAATTATTGAGGATTTAGTTGGAGATGCTAGTTCGACTTTTGGAACTTTTGGAGCAAGTTTTCAGCCACTGGGTGGAAGGGTACATAGAGCTGCTGCGGGTACTTCGGAACTAAGAGATCATTGGGTCCGGATGGCTCATTTTATTGATGTACTTCACAAATCGAGGAACAAATCTCTAAGAGATGCTATTCAAGAAGCTGGACGTAGAGTTAAAAAATTCCAT